TTATTTTAAATCTACTTTAACGGGCAGTTCCCAACGCTTTCGATTAAAGGTCACGGTACCATCCATGTTTATGCTTAATTCATTGCCATTGTAATCATAAACTTTAATGATATTACCGCCCTTATCAATATCGGCCAAAAGATCAACTTCTTTTGTATTTGCAAAATCATATGCCTTGATCATCACTTGCGTCATTTTAAAAACTCAAATTGCCTTTACGCATAATGATACTTGAATATTGTTATTGATTGAATGCGCCGTGCACCCTGAAAACAGAATGCACAGTAGAGTAATAAAAGTTGCTAGCTTGGTTCTCTTACACAAAATCACTTTATGCGATCCGGTTGCTAATCCATCCATAAAAGAATTGCTCTTGCGTGGGATTGCGTTCGCATATTTCAATATAACGTTGGCCCTGCATAATATTTAGTACCTTAAGCATCACCTTCTCCCCATCTTTACCACGTTTGGCAAGAAAGATTTTTAAAGCCCCTAACGTAGCTGAACCATAAATACCATCAACGGCTAGATCGGGCCAACCGCCTTTACCTTGGTTATTTAATAGATTCAATGCACGTTGCAATAAAGGCTTTGCAAAAGCTACACCGCAGTTAACACCAGTATCAAGCAACTCTTCCGCAATCAAAGGCGATAAAGTATTAACCTGGTCAAAACGAGGATTAATCCAATATTGTTGTTTATAAATCTGCTTTGCTAAATCTAAAGGCAGATCACGCATTGGGCCCTTCCAACCGTTTACCCGTGCAACTGCTTCAGTTATCCCATAATTAGTTGCGCCGCCACGGTCGTTAGGGTTGTTAGCATAACCACCTTCGCGCTTGATAAGGTCATCAATATATTTATCTACAGACATTTGCCCTCTCCTACTTGAATATAGCCTTGAATGCTTCTTTAACTTCAAAAATTAATTCACCCATGGTTTTACCCTTCCACAGTTGAATTGCTTGATACCATATCCCTATGAGCAACATCCCAAAGACGGCAAAAATTAACATCACAAAGCCCTGTGCCATATGTGAGTAACGACTTAATTCAAAGTATTCAATAAAGGCTGAACCGCCATACAGACTTATAGTGATGCTTATAAATAGTTTTAAAATGACACTACGGTTGATTTTAATCATTCCATCGGTATTGATATCGCCACTTAACATGAGAGCAAGAATCCCGCCCATCACTGCTGCCCAAATTTTTAATATCCAAGGAATGGATTTAGCTGATAAAGGGTCGTTCATTTTTGCCACCAATCTAATGTTTTCATTATTTTATGGATTGGTTTAATTTAAGTATCGTTTTCTGTTGACAGTAAAAACTTTAAAATTTCGAGTAATAGATTATTTATATAAATTAAATTTTAGGTATCATAAGATACATTTAAAATTAAATAGTAGTATTATGTCTAAGATAAATTCCGCTGAAAGCATACGAGGTTTAGCTTGTTTAGCTGTTGTGTTTTCCCACTTCTCTTTAACATATTTCCCTGAACTACATAATTTTGATAACTTAACAGGAATCGGTAGTAGCTTTACTAATTGGTTATATCATTCTCCATTTGCATTTTTTTATTCAGGCACATCAGCAGTCTTTATCTTTTTTGTTTTAAGTGGCTATGTATTAAGTTACGCTATTTTATCAAAAGGTTCAGTAAATAAAAAAATACTGTCAATGTCTCTAAAAAGATACCCACGTTTAGCGATACCTGTTGTTATAAGTTGTATTCTGTACAGTGTTATACTTGCCAATATAAATATTGATACTTCAAAGGTATTCTGGCTGAAAGATTATGGAAGGGTTAATTCAATTTATGAGTCAGTCTATCAAGGGTTATTTGAATCTTTTTTATTTGGTAGCTCGACCATTAACTTTGTCTTGTGGACAATGCAAGTTGAATTGCTAGCATCTTTCGTTATATTCTTTTTGCTTTACATTCTAAACAATTCAAAGTTTTACATTTTTATTTTTTTATCAATAGCTTGCCCTCTTATTATGCTTCTAGTTTCAGCAAAAATGTTTTTGGGGACAATGTCATTCGTGATCGGCATGTATATTTATTTGTACGGAAAAAATATACCTAAGATACTACTTTTTCCCTCTCTAATTTTGGGACTGTACTTCGCTGGTGCCCATAATGACAGCAATTCTTACAGATTATTTATTAATATCTTTGGCAATAAAACGTACACCTTATTCAATTTTATGTCTGGAGTTTTAATAGTTGCGGGAGTATTGCTGAATACTCATGTGTCAAAATTATTAGACAATAAAATTTTAATTTATTTAGGTAAAATTTCTTTTTCTATTTACTTATTACACACTATTTTTCTATACGCATTGTCAATTCCACTATTTAATATTTTGGTTAGCAATGGCTTAAATTTTAATATAGCTGTTATTGCCACATTTATTACATCTGTCACAGTTTTAATTATTTCTGCAAATTATTACAGTAAATTTATTGATGACTTTTCAATATATGTTTGCAATAAACTTGAAAACTTTGTTTTCAAGAAAAGAAATCAACTTCTTAATTAAGAAAAGGCTCTTTAAGAGCCTTTTCTTATAATGTTGATAATATGAACATTATAAGTTCATCATATCGAATCGAATACCTATCCCCAGCAGGCTGCCCTTTTATAAGATTTGTTTGTGCCTCTTTTACTAGGACACCATTCTCATCGTAAACTGCAGGAATCGTCACTATTTGATCATCTACTTTCTGCCACTCGTCGAAACATATAAAAGAATATTTTCTCCAATCCAGCCCATGGTCTGTTAAGACTTGTATTACCTTCTGGGCTAAAATACCAACATGTTCCCTAGCCTGATCGCCTTTTTCAAGCACAGCATCTTTAAATCTATATAAGCCAATATTGTTCTTTATATCAATTGCTGCTGCTTTCTCAGCAGCAGTTAATTGACGAAAATCTTGTTTAAGACGCTCATCTGATGTTTGTATTGTTCCGGTAGCGGCATACACTTGCGACCATCGCTCAGATGCACTACCCAGATTTGTATTATTGTCCCCAAGAGGATTAACACTACTAGCACCACCGAATTTAAAACTACCACTATTGCCAGTATTATAGAAAAGAACTTGATCAGCTGTCGCTGTATTAAGAATACAGACATGTGTTGAGTTTGCAGTCCTAAATTGTAAGTCAGCACTCTGACCTCTAATTTGCTGAACCTGCAGGAAGTTTTCTACAGTCAATGTTTGAATAGCTTGAGATATTTTAATAGGGGAATCTGCATATATCTCTGGCGTACCATTCTCGTCAATTTGCATATAAATTTGCTTTGCAAATCCATCGTGTAGAGCCGCCAAAATAACTGGCTTCCCAAGCCGCGTTTCATTTGCCAGAATACGGCCCATCGTTTTTACAATTTCTCTACCACCATTCGTGATGGGTTCTTCTTGCATTGAAATAAAGATGCAATCAAGCAGACCTAAATCCCACGATTCGTTGTTATATGCTCGTGTAGCAGCTTCAGCCACAAAACCGTGGAAACTTGCAGAATTGTCAATGCTATGCCCAGGATAACTTTTTGTAATTTCGATGACTGCTCCACCTGGTATATCCGTATATATTATTTCAGAAGAGCCACCAAAAACCCTAAAAGTATCACAGCAATCTAACTTAAAAGTACGTTTACCATAAATATGACGGGGATTGAAAATAGTAAATCTAGTGTTCTGATTGTCTAATGCATTTGGATTTCCATCCATCCAAATTGCTGTTTCAGTGTGAATGAACACAGGTGAATAAAGCTCATTATAATAAGAATTAGTAATCCTACCGTTATCTGATGCGCCTGGTCTTGAGACTATACCAACTTTAAGTCCTATTGTGTTTAAGCTATAGATTCTATTGAAATCAAAACCCATTACTTGACGATTAGTCACATCAAGAGAACCGAAAGATACCCCCGTAATGTCTGATTTGTTGAGCTCGTTATGAATTCGGGGTTGATTTAACGTAACGAACCATCTATTGATTACAATTGTAGTCATGTAATCAGTAGCGGGAATTAGAGTTGACCCTACAAAGTCGATATTCAGTGGAAATTTTGAGCCCTCAAACGCATCATCATTGGTTGTTTTTTCTAAATGTAAAGGACTATAAAGATAATATTTTTGATTAACTGTTTCACATGAAAGTTTAGCGCCAGTATGATTACCTAAACCGACTATTTCTTTGGGGCTAGCAACATAGTCTATCGCTCTTTGCATAGGTTCTGAGTCGTCAAAATTTGGGTCATTCCCCTTAGCGCCCCACTCTTCAAAAGTCCATTTCGGATTTGTTAGTATCCATCCATTAATAATTGTTCCACCATTATTGATATTAGCGAAATCAGAATTATAGACTCTTGTACCACCACCAAGATATGGTCGGGTTGCCCCTAATATTGGTGGGTGATAACTTTTTACGAATACAGTTCTACCTTCCCATTGTAAAAGGGTGCCTAAATCTTTTAATGAATCAACTTGTGTTAAGAACTGTGCACCAAGAATCGACTCGCCATTTATACTCCCAACCAACCCATCAATATAAGCTTTTAATTCTTGATCTCGTAAAGTACTTAATTGATCATATTGAAGATCTGCCAAAATACGAGCTTGTGTTTCAAAATCAACTAAATGTTTCCATTCCTGAAGAATGGCAGTAAGTTTGTCAAGAGCATGTTCAATGGCATCAGGATAAAAATTATCGTAGTTTGTAATATCAAGAAGCTGATCTACAGGTGTTTTACCTGCAATATAAAAGTATGTTTGATTGCTAGGTGCTTCCTTAAAAGTTACATATCCTCCCAAGTTATCTTGGTTAACCGTAACTGAATATTTTGATTCATCGAGAAATTCAAAATCATTACCGACCTTTACTCTGACAGCAACGCCCGTCTCGTCTTCCTGATCAAAAACTCTAAATATGAAATCAAAGCGCGTGTTAGCTCCGTTCCCAACATACAACTGGCTGAGCCGGTCGGTAACTTGAACTGTCATAAACTCACCAATAAAAAAGGCCGTATTCTCTACAGCCAATTTTAGGTAAGCTTACAAATAATTGGATGGTTATAGGTCGTGCAGTGTCAACAGGCTAATCTTCAGGTGCATGCTTCCCTGTTATCGTTCCGCGTGTTGCATCGTAAATACTGTCTGGCGCATCTTTCTTGCCTTGAGCTATATCAAGCCAATAGCCAGAAGGTTTACCAAGTACAGCAAACGGAATGCCCGTAACGAGGGTCGCTGTATTCATTAAATCTTTTGAAGCTTTACCTTGATTAACTTCTTTATCCTCATCTAAAGCACGTCTTGCATGTTGAATTAATGAAAGACCGCTTTCACCCATGCTGAACACTGGTGAAGCTGTATAACGGTCATTCATCACGTTATTGTCCGTATTGCTAATTGCAGCATTTACCACGTTACCTGCATAAGGCACAAATGCAGAAAGCATTTTTAATTGTGATAAAGCAAGTCTTGCAGAAAGGTCATCCCACTTTTCACCGTCCTTATCGTCATCTTGTAAACCGCCCGCAAATATTACGCTTAGTAGTTCAGACAACATTGAAGGGATTGAAACCATCATTAGCGCAACATAGGCCAATCTAGGTGAAGCCTGTACCCATGAACCATTACTTGCTTCTAATGCAAGCTTAGCTTCAGACATCGTTGTATTCCAAATCATGTTGAACCAGTTGTAAAACATTAAAAACATTCGTTTAGCAGGCGTACCGCGTTCAAGATTCGATATTCCCTCTGGTGACATATCCGTCATATATTGACGAATCACCGCATCGGCTGCGTGAACAGCGTCATATTGAGTCATGCCTTGTTCTGTGTAATGGTTAAATGCTGCTTGCCAAGAGATCATTTCCATTGGTCTTTGTATCGTTGTCTGCAATACATACGCGTGCTTCATGGTGAAATCTTTCACTGTTTGAATTGCGCCCTTTTGAAAAACAATTTCATCCACCGCATAACGGTATTCATCCGCTGCACGGTCGAAACGGGTTTTCATGAAGTCGGACATTTCCATAATGTTATTCGCCATGTCTTCGCGTGTAGCTACTGACGCAAAGTAATGTGCTTGTGCTTTAAGTAATTGCTTTGGCGGTACTGCAACAGCAACCTGTGTAAATCCTGTAAACTGCTCAACAGCATTTTTTAAGTTACCTGCCATAATTGCGATACCTGTATTGCGACGCAAAGTACGGAAAATATTATCAAGCAAACTAACGCCTGAACTTTCATCGACCGTCTGATTTGCGATTGCTTTAAGCCAAGGGTTAAAGACTTGCTTAACACCGAATGGCATCACACGCTCAATTTCGTTTCTAAAATCTTTATTCAGCAATAAACGTCCGATTTGTCGAATCTGTAATTCAAGATGGATGTAGCGAAGTTCTTTATCAAGATGGCTTGGTAACCGAGACATATCTAGCTCAAGTTGATCGTGGTAACGATCCGCACGTGACTTGGTAAAGTTCGCGCCAGTCGTTGCGATATCTAAAGCCTGCAAGTTATTTTCGGCTAAGTTTTTATCTTGAATGCGGTCTTGTTCATTTGAGCGCATGCGGTCATAAGCAGCCGGCACATAGCCGCCTTCATATTCTCCAAATGGTGTGCTAATTGGCGTACGTGGCAACTCATCAAAATATCGACCATTAATTTTCTTATGTGTGATTTGCGCTTGCTCTTTGTACTTATCAAATAGATTCCAAAGTTTTTGGATAGTATCCATATCGTTTTTGGTAATCACATTTTCATTAATCATGCGATTAAAGAACTTATCCCAAGCACTGAAATCAACAGAGCCGTCTTCTAGGCGTGCGCCCCACCCATAACCCAAAACTAAGCGCTCTTTGTTGCTCATATTGCCTGTATGCAAAATCGCATGAAGTAAGGACTGTTTACCAACAAAGGTAAAGTTGTTTAATTCGGGCGCAGCAATTTTTGAATTATCTAATTTTCCGAAACCTTCAAAGGTATCGACCACTTCTTTAAGCATTTTTGCCTTTTCAGTTCTGTATTTAGCCAAGGCATCTTGCATAGGATTGACTAAATAAGTACGGAATTTCCCGCTTGGGCCTCCATCTAACCAAGTCACCACCTGGTCAACACGTTTTGCTGAAGCGCCTAATTCCATGAATTTTGCTTTAAGTTCAGCAGTCTTATTTTTGCCAAGTAGATTTTGCTGAATTTTCTCAATACTTTTTTTGCCGCTTGATTGTTGTATAAGCTCTTCACGAACCTGTTCACGCTCAAAAGCTTCATTGGTTGTATGCCAAATCTTATTTTCTTTTGATCGGTGCCAAAGTGTTTCGACTGCCGACATTACGGCATTAAATTGTTCAAGCGTTAATTCACGATAGTTTTGGTTTTCAGGCAATGCACCTATGTTTTGAATTTCTGCATAAGTGGTCGGGTCGTATTTACGTATCAACTCTAATTGATGCTCGTAATTTGTAGATTCGCGGCCAAGACCATATTTACCCAAAATGCCACGTGCAGCGGTCACAAAATCAAAGTCACGGTTTTTAGCCAACTTCTCATTATTGCCAAAAACCTTCTTAACCATATCAAGGTGTTTTTGAATCTGGTCTTTTGCATCGTAACTGTATTTGGTTGCATAGAACTGAACCAATTGATTGCGCTTATGGCGCGCGGCTTCTACCGTTTCCCCCTTTCTAAATGCTTCATTTGCCATGCGCCCTAAACGGGCATCATCTTGTGCACGTACATGCGGTCGAATATCTTTAATTTTTTGGCGTTGAACAATATCTTGAGCAACTGTCTTTGCTGCTTCATTCAAAGCAGACTTGCGGCCAAGTAAACCGTTTAGTGCAGCCATTTCAGCTGAAAGCATACGCGCACGAACATCATTGTGTAATGCGGCTTCGACTGCTTCTATAATGCTTTGCTGATCGAAAAATTCAGAATATTGAACAGCCATACGAGCATCGGTGAGCTCATCAATTTTTTGCTTAGGACTCGGTGAATTAAGCAGGTCGCGAATCAATGCATCGCCGCTTTCATAGCCAAACATTTCAGCAACGACATCGGGGTTTTCACCTCCACGCTGTGCAAAACCATAAGCGCCTTTAGAAATGTTTTGGTAAATATCACTATCACGGCCATATTTAGCTTCAATCCAATCTAATGATAACTTGCCTTTGGTTGTGCGACCTTCTGCATAGCGTTGCAGTAAATCCATATCATGCGAATAATCTAATAATTCAGGATCCACTTGCGTTGAATATTGATTAACGCCGCGCAACTGTTCCGCAAACTTATCTTCAAGTTCACGGGTATCAAATTTGCCGTGTTCATCTAAAGTTAAATACCCTTCTTCACTAAGCTTCTCAGCCATTGATTCAATCGACAGGCCTTTAACTTTTGACTTTGAAGAACGTACGACAGGTTTATTTCCAACGCCTGATTTGGTTTTAGCAGCTTCATCAATGCCCCAAGTGCTTTCTACTTCATTGGCATCAAGCCCGCCTAATTTGGCAATCGCTTCAAATAGATTGTCGCGTTCAGGTTCAACCTTGGTTGAATCACGCTTAGCAACTTGGTCAAGTGGTTGACGTAGAAATGCAATAGCCTGATATACAGGTTCTTGTGCAATTTCTTTTGCCATATCTTCGCGAACAGCAGCGCGCTTTTTATCAGCTTCTTTTTGCAATGTTTTCAAATACTTAGACTTCTGCTTTTGGTACCAAATCATATTGCGCAGCGATTTCTGCTCTAAAGTATTTATAGATAATTCTGTTGCAATTTCATGATCTTGGCGCATTTCGTCATAATCTTTTGGCGAAATACCAAGGCGCATTGCATCATCTTGATGAATTAGCATTTCAAGACTTGATGCAGCTTGTGCTTCCGCAATTGCACTTGATGATGCAAGCATACGGTCCATTACGCCTGTGATATCCGCATTCAATTCTGCACGGTCATTGATGCCCATAAACTTTTCAATGTTCCGGTACACGGCAATCATGAATTGTCTGAATCGGTTGAAAACTTGCTTTAATGCCGCGCTCGGTGCTTTACCCGTAAAAACATACTGTTCAAAAGTTTCTGCAAATTTTTCGTGTACTTCTGTTTTTTCTGCATCGGTGAAAAAATCCCATTCGCCCAGATCAGTTGTTTCTGGTGACGCCCACTTCATTACCGTTTCCATATCTGCACGGACTTGTGCGGGTGCGTCAGGACTTAGGGCGAGTTGCATATTCATTTCTAAGAAATGATGCCCAAGCTCATGCACAAAGGTTGAGAAATCAGCATTTTTGCTTAATACAATTGTTGAGCCATCTTGACTAATGCTGAAAGTAATTGAGCCGCGTGTACCGCCATTCGCTTGATTATATTTACGACCATTTGGTGAACGATACATACTTTCTGAAATTTCATAATCTTTATTGCGCCCCTTGTTTTCAACAAAGCCGAGTTTTTTATAAAAGCTTGTAAGTCTGCTTTTGTTGCCGCCGAAATCAGAGCTTGGAGTAAGTGCGATTGTTTTATTTTGCGAGTCAGCATATCTAATAATATCCTGCATTGCTTTAGTGCCATTGCCTTGATTGCGCATAGCTTCAGGCACAACAATTTTATGCAATGAAAGAACATTACTTGATGGGCTACCTTTTAGACCTAATTCAATTCCATATTGTTTTTTAATGCTCTTAGCAAACTCATCTACTGAGATTGTTTGTTCAGAGGTAGCACTTTGATTAAATGAAATTCCTTTATCCGTGGTCGGCTCATCAGCAATACGAATTGGGTAACGGTCAAAAGCTTCTTTTGCTGAAATCCCAAGTTTATCGCCTAACGTTGAGTAGAAAGCTGAAGTTAATTCACCCGCTGCACGATTGTATTTAGCCGTAAATGTTCCGACTTTAGCCAATTGGTTTTGTACTTCTGTTGCTACCAACTCTTTTGCATCTTCAGCACTTTCAAAACGGGCTTGCTCAGCCATATATGTATCGGCTTCTTGCTGCATTTGTTCCGTTGTTTTTGCAAGGTTCTCTTGAGCTTCGCGATAAGTTGGCATGTCCGGGCTTGAACGAACGTTCTCGACAAAATCTGTTGGACGCTCAATAACCGACATTGCAGAAACAAATTCATTTACTGGTATCTGTACAGTGCCGTTAAATGTTTCCGCGGTACCCAACTGATCTTTAAGACTTGGAGCACGTTCAAATAAATCGGTTGGCTCAATATTACGGTCACGTAATAACTGGTTGAAGGTCTGACCATCTATATAAACTTCTTCAACCGCGCCGTGTTCTTCAACTGCCTGTTTGATAAATGCTTGGCTTGCAGAGTCATCACGTTGTGCTGTCTTGCTTTCTTTGTTGCGGTCAATAAGGTTGTTAAGTACAGCTGCAAACGTACTTGAACGAACAGCATCTTGCTGTTGATCTTGTCGCAATTGGTCTAATGCAAAATGTGCTGTACGTTGGTTTTTAACTTTTTCCGCTGAAGTAATTGCCACTTCAGGTGCTGCGGTCGCAACCTCTAATAGACCTTCTAATGCCATTTCAACTGGATCGGCTTTTTCACCAACTGCATCGGCCGCGCCTTTTACAGAATACATACCCGCAGCGGATTGAATGACAGCTTGACCGCCAACAGTACGCAAAGGACCGCCAAAAGTTACGGGCAATAACGCGCCACCTAAGGCTGAATATTTTGCTGAACCCCAAGTTTTTGCAGCGGCATAATCGATCTGTTCTTGGCGGGTTAAAAACTTCTCGCGTGCTTCTGCCATGTTTTGACCATATGACACGATAGCGTCAGCAGTACCTGCACCTAATGCGCCTTGTGCTGCGTTTCCTACCGCAGTTACACCACGAACTAAATTAGCCGCCTTTTCTAAGTTCATCACCATAGGGGCGTATTTCGCGGTGTTCCGGATAAGTGAGTTTGATAAAAGCCCACCTGCCCCTGCACCTGCCCAATACCCGGCTAAGGCGGGAGGTGCTTGTTCAATTAAAAATTCACTTACTAGACCTGCATCTGCATTGTTAACCAACTCTTGCGTCGCACCCAATACGCCTGCTTCGTTTGTTTGTGCTGCAAGCTGTGCTTGATAAAGCGCTTGTGACATCTCTTGGGATGGTGCCGCTCTGTTTTTAACGCGCGTGGCTAAATTAAGTAGACTATCGTTTCCAGTAGCCGCATTGATTACTGCGCCTTCAGTTTGACCAATAGCCGCAACAGCACGAATAGCTGCATTTATATATCGATTGCCTTGTTCTTGTGGACTGGTAGGTTCAGCAGTCGCCGTGTGCTCCATCCAATAGACTTGGTTTTCATAGTATTTTTTAAACCGTTCGGCAGACATTACGCCTGCTGTTTTCTTGATGCGGTCGTAATTTTCTTTGAAAACTTGGTCAGATGTTTGGGGCACTAATGATGTACTTAACGTATCAAGTAAATTAGGGTTTACATTCGGCTTGACCTGCTTTTGAGGGTCTTCGTAAATGCCTAGTTCTTTCAGTCTCTTTTTTTGTTCTGGTGATGTTCCTTTAGACAAAACATTTTGTATGTCTTGGTATGAAACAGGTTCATACGGTTTATTCAAACTCGAACCCAATAAGGATACTTTATCGCTAATGTCTTTTAGATTTTCAAAGTCATCAAGTGAAACAGCGGCTTGATTTGGGTTAAGTGCGTATTTACCCAATACAGGGTCACTTGCAACAACTTCATTGACGCGCTTTTGAGTGTTTACCTCATCCGCAACAGAAACGATCTGCTCTGGTGTTTCTGTCATCTTGTTATAGTCTAAGCCCAACGAACGTGCAGCCTTACGCGCACGGGCTTCTGTATCCGCAATTTGCGTTGGGTTCTTGCCTTGGTTTAATTCGAATAATTGACCAATTGTCAGATTTGTATTTTGATCAGACATAATAAAAGCACTTAAGACTACGGTTATTTGTAATCTTAAATGCTGTTATTGGTTAGACTGCCTTTTGCTGTTGACAGCTTATTAACCTACCAACATTGTCGCTTGCTGATATAGCTTACTCAAAATACGTTTTGCTGTATCTCGATGGATACCGAACTCTTTACACATCCTATTAATATCATCGGGATGATAAGTTGTTTTGAGCATAGAGATAGCGATTGCAACCTTATCCCTCATCATGTTTTTGTTCTGAGACGGGGTCATGTTTGCAATTTCATCATCTGAAACTGTGCGTTCAAATTGCTGACTATTCTCGCTCAATTCACAAATTAATGGCAATGCCAACTCGTTGGCGCTGAGCTCACCATCCACAATTTTTGTTCGATAACGCAACTCTTCTAATGCACGAATTACTGTGCCTAGATCACGACGCAAATCAGAAACATGCGCAGCGTTTACAAAAGATACGTCCTTCGCATCTCGTAAAGTGGTAACGCCGTCTCTTTTAACTACGGTATAACGATTTGTATCAGGTGAAATAGGCTCAGGGATATGTAGCATCCCCATAGAATTATTTCGAGCCCTTTCTAATTGCTTAACAATCATTTCATCGTATGCACGAATAACTTGAAGATGGAATGAAGGGCTAATCCACATTGCATATGCATAGACCAGTTCTTTTACCGCATAGGTGCCGTTGCGGATACCGTCATTGATTACTTTTAGGGGGATGCTCAAAATTGAGCACCCCTGTTGCGAATTTGCAGAAGACTTAATTTCTTCGATTAAATCCTTTGTTTGTTGATTACGAAGAAAGTTAGCTGTTTTGTGTTTATCCGCATTACCGCTTGCTTTGTGCAAATCGTTAAGGCAAAAACGCCCTTCGTTATCTTGGCGAATTACAATTGAACCTAAAGTAATTGGGTTTTCATATTTTAAAATGGCTGACCACATTTTAATTTACTCCTTGTATGAGAATTTACCCGCTTTTCAGACGGGCGGTCAGGAGCTGAAAACCACTACAAGTATGGCGGACTTATTCCCTTTTCAGGTATTTTATTCGTCGCACTCCCGACCATAGAGTAAACATGTGCGTGATCAAACACGTACAGAAGTATACATGATCGGAGTTGTCTTTTTAAGGACAAAACAAAAGCCACGATGACGCTGTGACAATAACGCTTGTAGTAAAGGTGTTTTCAGCACCTGATAAAAATGTAGCGTATTTTTCATGAACATGCAAATTTTTACGTATTCGCAAAATATTGCGTATTAATATCTTATTTTTTGGGTTATATTTTAATCTTTAATAGCCAGAACATAGGCAACAATGCATGAAAAAATTTCTGTTAATTCTAACTTTATCTATACCTTTTTCTGCAACCTTTGCAGGAAGTTGTGATCATAGCTGGCAAAATGCCAAAGATGGTTCTTCTTGTGGAGATCGCGCAGCAGACCAACGTAAAGGTGGTCGCTAAAACATAAAGGCGCATTACGCGCCTTTTTGCCTTTTGTGCCAATAAAACAGTACGAACAAACTTATTAATAAATAGAATACAGGAACCCAAGCGGGATGCACCAAAAAGAACAACGCGCTGCCAGTTAAAATATCCAATAAAACCGTTAAAAACCTATTTTTTACGGGGCTTGTATTTTCGTAAACGATAACAATGAGTAGGACAGATATTAAAGAGTAAACCGCGGCGACGATAACCTTTATTGTAGGGGTATCTGCTATTCCTAAAGAGGCTAAAACCGTTAAGATAATTTCAAAAATAATTACGGGGGATAATATAAGTATCAACCCCAAAATAAATTTTTTCACCGTTAAAACCCCCTTCTAGCCATTGAGTAATAAGCATTAAGATATTCTGCTAATGTTACTTTTGATAAATCACGACCTTGTTTTTTAAATAAGTCATCAATTTTCTTTTGAGTATTAGGAGCAATATCGTCTTTGCTTTTAACAGAGTATATGCGATTTAAAGTGCTTTCAGAACTACCAATCGACACCCCAAACAAAGAACGTGATGTTGTGATTTTGGTATTTAGCCCGATCGTTTTAAGAACAGCTCGACTAAATTCATCCTTGGTCAGCTTGCTTCCTTTTCGAGCTTCAGCTTCACGCAATGTTTGTGTTACGTCTGCCTGAACAGCGGCATAATGATCGATCTGATTCTTATTTGTCTTATTTGTAATACCAAGCATAGGTAAATATGGATTTAAATAATCCGAAACCGTCTTAGGGCTAACTTCAATAGCATCTTCTTTTCTTACATCTTTTGGTGGAGCATTAACATCAATATACATTTTTGTGACAGCACGATAGTCTGATGCGGATAATTTATCAGCGTACTGATGCAAAACTGATTGTGGTTTTCCTTTGAAAAGCTCATCTTTATTTAGCATTATCATGCTGTAAATCGTAGGGTCAGTTTTAATATCCTTTTTAAATTTGGCATTACTGACCGCTTCTAAACTTTTGATCTGATTGGGCTCTAAAGCATTAATATCAACCACAGGAATCTGCTCATAAGTAAATTGGCCCGAATTAATACCTTTAAAGTAATAATCGTATACTTGGTTTTGTTTTTCTTCTTTAGCTTTATCCAACCCATTGTAGTACCGATCGGTAAAAATTAAGGCTTTTTGTTTCAACTCTACAGGCGCATTGCTATTCCAAATCTCTGATTGTGCTTGTTCTCGAGTTTTTGCAGGCTTGTTTGCGTACTGCCCAAAATCTTTAGTTAACCACTTATCCATACGTTCTAAATACGCGCGACCTCTAGGCCCTTTAGGTTGCCCCCCTGCTAATCCCCTTCTTGCATCCTCACCCCCGCCATGATAGTAAGCGGCAATAACCATTGGGTCTTTTGTTTTATATTTTTTACTAATGTCTGAAATAAAATCAAAAGCAGCGTCAATAGTATCAGCGGGGTTGTTAATATCCCTTTGACCGCCTTTACTGTACTGTTTCCATGTATCAGGTATAAACTGCATAACAGATTTAGCACCCTTTTCAGAAACGGCACTATTATTAGATTTTTCACCAGCCAATCTTAGTCCTAAAATTAAAGGCGCTGCCCATTCCATGCCTTTTTCTTTTGCAGCATGCACAGTGTAAACATCCAAACGTTGATCATTGTATTTGATGTTTTTCATCTGATCAGGTGTAAGACTTTTAAGCTCCTGAGCAATTTTTGCTGATGCTTGCGGGGGAACGTTTAAAGCAGGGTTGCTGCCCTCTTGTGTTCCGGTTGTGGCCATATTAACTAAAGATTCGACTTGCTGATCTTCAAGTTTTTGATGAATGCGTTGATCTACCTTAAAGCTATCTGCTAATGAAATCTCGTCTTTATATTTATCTTTATAGGCAAGTGCTGCTTTTAAATCACCATTTTCCACAAAGGCGCTAATGTTTGTAATGTGGGCCACTGAGACATTTTTAAGATAAATGTTTTCTGCTTCAGTCGCTGCCTTTCCTTCAAGATTCATTAATTTACCTAATGAAGCTTTAAGATTAGTACGGCTCTCATCAATCTTAGTGAAGTCACCAGGGTTCTCGTTTATTTCTCGAATAAAACGATCTGCTGATGATGAATAAACGCTTTGTTGATAAACATCATTTTCACGTACAAAGTAATTTTGTAATGAGCCTTTGAACTGCACCGCGTCACGTTCTGACATTTCTTTAAACAAGGCACGTTGACGACTATTACCTAAAGTATTTGCAATTTGCCCAACACCATCTTGATATGCTTTTGTATAGTAGTCTACAAACCCGCCACCGTTGCCATCATCAAAACTTACAACATCTACCCCTTTTTTGTTGCCGTACCCGTCGACATCATTGTTTTGCAAATGGAGTTTTAATTCAGCGAGTTTATTTTGCGCATCAATAACCCGTACGCGGTCCGCTTCATCTTGGTATGCTTGGTACGCATTCAAACCTGAATTAAGTGCACCAACTAAGCTATCAGTTTTATTACCAACTAAGCTAGCGGCTTCGCCTGCTGACATGCCGCCACTGACTTGTACATTTGGAACACTATTGTCCGAAACTTGTCGATTAAATTGTGGGATACGCATTAACTAGCTCCAAACCAATTCCAATTATAATTTTGCCATGACGCGCCTTGCGAATTACTGCCACCTATACCATAAAGGCTTGAAGCAAAGTCAGAACCGCCACTAGATGCAGAACCGCTTTCAATCCCGCCCCCTAAACCGCCTTTACCCATACTTGAACCAAATGCGGCAGCAGCTTCCCCACTAAGGTTAAGTATCGTGCTTAATACAGGTCTAATGGACTTCGCAGCAACACGATAATTTTCGGCTTGATTGCGGTAATTTGTGGCTTTAACCTTGTGCCCCCCAGACTGAAGCGCAGCATTGTATTTAATTGAATCAATATCACCTTGAGCAAGCATCTCTGTTGAAGCAAGTAAATCAATGGCTGAACCTTGTGTTACATCAATACCATTCTCCGCAAGGGCGTTAATCTGGCTTGATTTAAAGGCCGAAATGTTACGCTGATAATCGGTTACAGCATTGGTACCGTCTTCAATAGCTTGCCGAGCCTGATTATCTGAAAGGGTTGCATTGTAAAGGGCGAGCTTTTCTTGGTCCTTAAACGCCTGTTTTTGCGCTTTCATTTTTGCGTAATTGGAAAGCGCTTCTACACCTTTAACCGCTGCATATGCATATGGATTTGTCATAACGCCCCCATCACGAACGGATGAAACATTTTATTGTTCGCGCCGTATGGTTCCGCTTTTTTTAAATCAAAGCCAAGTCTTTTTAAGAAACGTATAGCATTCTCGTTTTTTTCATACACATGATTTACAAGAACGGCATACTCCGACCGCATTTCCTTTAAAATACTTTGGCATTGTTTGTAAAATTCAAACGGATATTGTTTTATGAAATTTGTGCCAAGTAACCATGGGCAACCAACGTTACCTATTAAACTTGACATTCCAACACCACAAATAAAAAGCAATTTACCGTTAACTACTACAGTCCAAGCATCGCTTGAATGCTTGATAGACATTTTGATCATCCAATGAAAATTGTCATTGAAGTACGCTTTCATTTCGTCTTTATCGGCATCACGCAGGTTTTCAACAAGAATACGAATATCGCGCTCAGTCGGCTTACGAATTTCAATATTATTTCGTCTCATGTCATTTCTACCTCAAGGGCCAATATCTTCATTGGTAAAGGTTTATCATGTTTTACAGTAATTTGAATGTCTCTTTCGTAAGTGCTGTCAACTGGTACTTCTACCAAACCCGAATACAATTTAAGGGGGCTACCATAGCGTTCATTGCTACGCGGTTTAAACTCATCAATTGGTGTGCGATCCTCAATATCCTGATTAGCACCGGCCAAAATGTTTTGAGACTCTCTTACTCTTAGGTGAACCTTATTCACGACTTTAGGTTTAACAGGATTTTTTTGTTCTTGAAAAATCGGCAATGTTTGTAGTTCAGCTTCGTAATTCAGACCAACCCAAATATTAGATAACTCACGTGGCAGTTTAATTGTGCCGTTTTCTACTTTGACATTGGGTTTAACGCCACCATCTGCAAACACAGATACTGTTTGACCTTCAAGCCAATCTAAGCCGGTTAAAGTTGATGTAGGATTGCCCTTGTACTGAATGCTGCTATCTAAATAGCACTTATCCTGCATATCTAACGGCTGCCTTGTAAGCATACGTTCAATGGTATAAAAACCGTCACGCTCAATAAAAGCATATAAAACAGATTGGTCATCTTCGGGTATTTCAGCTACTGAAAGAAATCTACCATTCGTATGGTGTTCAGCCCAAGCCCAAACCTGTTGTTGCGGCTCGTAAGTTAACGAAAGCAAAACACCATCATTACGAACAAAATATATAATATTCAATGGGTTACGCAAAACCGCACAATCTACAATTTTATGCCCATCAAAAAGTTGTGGGCACATTATTGATAGGTCAATTGTTTGATAAAAAGATGCATTGTAACCACTTGCCAATGATATTTCGTGTACATGACCTGTTTGATCAGACGCAAATATTGCTGCCCCATCAACTTCAACTGGGGTCACATCATTCGCACCTGTGTTGTATTGCTTGTTCATGTTTACACTAGCAGCAGTTACTGCCCCATCCGCTGACATTTTCCACAGGGCACCACTTGTTAGAATCAGTAAATCATTCAAAGTGACAAGATGTTTTACGCCATTACCGTCGCGGGCAGCAAACCGTATTTGAATTGAATCTGTATCTTGAGTAGGAATGTGGTACCCGAAATTGTCATCCGTTGCCGTACGCGACATGCGAATCCATTGGGGCGATTTATAACCGCCGCCATACACTTTTCGCTGCCCGTGATATGCAACTGCGGTCGGGTAAAATTCAAAAGGATTACGAATTAATGGCGGTGTGATTGAACCGTTTGTCTCAATATTATCGTCTGTGAAGCTTGTTTCAGTTGTTTCACCAATAAAGCTTGCTAAACCAGATCGTAGTTTAAAAATGTTATAACGGTTCGCACCTGTTACCGCATCCCATGTAATCGTGTTGTAATTCCCTGCAAGTGTTAAGTCATTTTGTACAACAACCTTTAAAGATGCAGCAGATTCATTTTGTTCATTAACTGCGGTGACTTGGTAAGAATAATCACGCTCAATGTATGAGTCGTGCATACTTCCACCGGGTTTATACTTATCTTCAATATGGGCAGTTGCGGCAACATTTTGTGGTGTGCCAATGCCATATCCCACTGTAACCAGTTCTGTTATCCATTCCGTTGCGCTCTTACGAATAATTTTTCTAGGTGGATAGTTAGGATGGGTTATTGTCACAACGTCCGCAGATTGAGCATAGCGGAGTTGCATTAAATGTTCTTCGGCATACGGTACCGCAACTTCTAAAGGTTCATTGTTTTCATTCAACAGCATACCGCCGTCAGCAAAGAAATTTATAGCGCCTGCACGAATAGCCAAAACAACGGCTTGCTCTTCACTAAAGACAAAGCGAATTAAACGCATTTTGCCCATTGATTTCGGGTAATGGTGTACGTAGCGAAAGCCTGCACGATAGACAACCCCGCCAAACAGTTCGACATAAAGGTTTTTGCATTTAGCTACACCAGTCTGATATTTCGCCTGATCAATGCGGCCAAACATATCCGGCGAAATTACGCCACCATTAAACGAATATTGCATTTATCGTGCCTCAAACATTGAGCCTGTATGCTCAGGCCGTGCTTCAATCCGATGTTGTTGCAGGTCAATGAAAATTGCTTTGTTCTTTTCAATTTCATAAAACTGCATCATGGAGATTTGTTTTTGCTCATTCTGTGTCAAAGGGCCTGCTATTCGTGCGGCCAATAAAAAAGATAGAGCGGTCTTGAAAGAATCAGGCATTAATGCCAAGTCTTTCACATCGTGAACATAGCGTAAGATTGGTGCGGTATCTTCTGTGAATAGCAGATTGCCTTCAACATAGAATCGACTGCCTGATTCAAGCTGAAATATACGGACCTTATCACTCGGCAGAACATACGCCGTGCCAAACTCGTACCCTGCATCAACATTCAAGCGAACGCGCTTAACGGCAAACGTCCATTGATGTTCGTTGTCCAACAGCTCTCTACGGCAAATTGGGTAAAAGGTATTACACAATCTTGCATGCTTTGTCGGTTCGGTTAGTTCATTTACAACATAGCCCTGCGCGAGATGCGACAGGGCTAAATTGCAAAGATCAACAATTGATCTCATAGGCTTTACTCAGCTGTTAAAAGCTCAATAATTTGCGCTTTGGTTTCAGCCCCTGATAACTGAATGCCTTTTTCAACGGCAGCTTGTGTAAGCGCGTCTTTATTCATTCGTGTATATGAGTTGTTAGGGTCTGCGTTTTGCTGTTCTGAAAATACGTAATTTTCATTAACAGGTTTAAACCAAGTTTTTACTTTTGGGTTCACTAAACCCGCAGGCACATAGAATTCTGTACCTACGTCACGAATACCATGGTAAAAACCTTTTTTGATAGCAACTACTAATACTTGGTCTGACATCTAAAATACCTCGATTAAACTGGAACAGTTGCGCCGCTTACAGCGTCGTAGTTTGTACGGATATCCGCTTCATTGCCCAACCAAGCCGAAATAGAACCAGTGGGCGCATTTGCGACAGCATAAGACAAACGGATAAAACGTTTTGTCGCACTGTTCACGTAAAAGAACGTACCTTTGTTCAGTTCAGCAGCTTTAAACGCTTTTGACGCGGCTGCCGCTGTAAAAGTTGTACCGTCCGCACTTTCTTCAAGTGTCACTGTAACGGTAGCGTTTGCAGGTCCGACTACATGCCCTTGAAGGCAGATAGGTAAACCCGCTGTACCAACAGATTTATGCACTGTGTCCAAAGTGAAAGTACTAGCCCCCGCCGCAATAGCTTGCTTATCGGAGAACTGTAGTAATTTATCAACTAATGCCATGGTTAAATTCTCCTTAAACTACACGGGCTTCAGTGTTAAGAATCACATCACAGATGCGAATCGGCTCACCATCCCATGCTTGAATTTTGCGGCTACCGTCTTTACGGAAGTCTTCAAGAGTCAAGCGCACATTTTTAAAGTGATTGACTTGGCCTTTAAGCGCTTGGTTAACAGTACGGTTCATGTAGATTGCTGTACGTGCTGAACCTGCAAGTGGTAAGAGAGAAAGTGCTTCATCCAATAAATCAATAAGATTTGCACCAGTAGATGCATCTTTTGAAAGGTCTGAAACATCAATGTTTGCAATACGAACAACCGAGCGCCAGTCACGTACAGATAAACCCACGTCCCATTGGAAGTAAGTTCGCATTGCTTCATAACGGCCGCCTTGCGCATCAAGTACCGTTTGTTGCCCTTTGTCTTGGATATCAAGACCCGCTTGCGTACCTTGCGGATAGAACAAGTGAGTTTTTTCACGCCCCCACTGCACAATGTAAATTGACGTATTGTCAGTGCCTGTACCGCCTGCATCCAGAATGTTTACAGCGTTTGCAGGTGCTACGCCTGTTTCAGGGTCGATAAGATGGTTGTAACGCGTTGCTAAACCGTTAAAGGTAGATACATCACCTGCAACATCACCGTAGATAATGTTTTCCATTACCTCTTGTGACATACCCTCTAAGAAGCCTGCATCTTCTTCAGAGCGCCATTGTTTTTTATTTTCGCCCTGAAGGTCGTACAAGGTTTTATCAACTTCTGAATATGAAGTTAACTGACCAGTACTATCAGAGACTTGAACACGTGATGTTTTTTCAGGTTGCACACCGTAGTTCAATTTACGCCATGTACCTTTTGGTAAACCTGAGCGAACGCTAGTTTTATTGTGGGTACCGCTATTTGCTTCAAGCACTACAGCATCGTCAAGTAAGTCTTGACGCTTGTTGAGTACTTCGATAATCGCCCCAACTTTAGAGTTCGTACCAATGTTGTGGGCAACGTCGGCTAATGTTGGATTTGTTTGTACAATCGTAGGCATCTAAGTATTCCTTATGATTTGTCATACCATACGGCCGCTGGTGCCACGTTCGCTGTATTTGTGCCTTTTCCGTGGGTCATGTTGTCCCCTTCTAACAACTTGCCAACTTCTGTCATAAAGCCAATTACAGCGGGATGGTTACCGAGTCCGCTCTTAAAGAGAATCTTAGAGATTTCAGCGCCACGTGGTAAGCTGAAGGCGCGTTGTGCTGTCAACAGGTTTTCCTTCAATTTTTCCCCGCCGTACTCAGGGTCCGCTTTAGCTGCATCGACCCAAGAAGCAATCACTTTTTGTTGTTCTTGCGCTTGTCGTTGTTGCATTTGCACGCCTAAATCAACGAGTTTTTGCACTGCTTCTTGTGGCATTTTGAACTGTTGCCCAAGTTCCTGAAGTGTTTTTGAGTCTTCTGGGTTCAGTGAATACCCTTCAGGCATAGTGAAATCTGTGTATTGAATTGGCTGTTCTGCAGGCAGTTCTTCACCACCTAATAAAACTTCGGACTTGGTTTCAGTATTTTCACTACTGGTGTTTGTGGTAGGTGTGGTTTCAACCTGAGTTGTAACAGGATTGTTCCCGCCTGTTTCAGTAGCAGTTGTAGTTACAGCAGGTGTATCCGTTGTAGTAGCGGTAGTTGCTGCATCAGTTGCTGTCGTAGTTGTTGTCACTTCGCTCATGGTTCACCTTCTCTTTAAGTTTTGAAAATCGTTGTTTCTGCATGTCTAGCCATGCATCTGAATTGGCTTGTGTGATTTCACCAAGGATGTATAGGCCAAACTCTCGGCGGCCTTCCATGAAAGCAAAATCACTGATTTGTGACCCACCGCCATAGGTGGGTTGAAATATGCTTGCCCGATCAATTAATCGCATTAGAAAACGTTTACCGTGTTCCGTTTCCAAGATTGAGCGCAGGTCATTTAGTTCCTGGTCACGTTCACTCTTATTTTCTTTAGCTTTGGTTTCTAAATCGCTCATGCGCCACCGCCTTGCAAGAACATGTCAGACAAAGTTTCTGCATCTGTATTGCTTACGGTCTTAACCGTATTGGCGTTAGTGTTTTGCGTTTGTGCTTGTTGGGCAGCAAGGGCTTGTTGCTGTGCAATTTGTTGTTGTGCTGCACGGTCACTACGGATTTGGTCAACGATACGTTGAGGACGGAAAATATCAGGCGATACGCCGTTAATCTCCGCGTATTCATCCATAAATTTATCTGTATCAACTTTATCGAGTACTTGGGGGTCAACTTGGGCTACTTGCCCAATCATAGCAAGGGCACGTTCAAGAATCGCCGAGCCAGAAGATTTCTGTGCAAGTGCAAGTATGGATACGAAATTGATTTCGACATCAGCGTTTTGAATCGCTTCTGGTGCAATTTGACGTAGGTATTCACTGTTTGCCAATACACGCTCAACGCAGATTTCAACGAGTGGACGCAATAATTCATCAATTTGACGTTCTACTACCGGACCAAGCATGAGCATCTTTTCAGATTTGCGTTCATATACTTCTGTAGCGGTCATTTTGCCTTTATCAAAAGCATCAAGCATCATGAACAAATCTGTATGAAATGCGCGTTTAACACGCTCTTGACATTGTGCAATCTGCGCCATAACACCGTTCAAATCGAATTGCACATTCAACATTGCTTGAACTTGTGCAACTTGGCTCGTTGGTGACGCTTGGTAAAATGCAATACCGTTTGGCAATGTCTCACGCTCATGACCTTTCAAGTAATCAGGTAAAAGCAAAGGCGGTCGAACTTGATAGTCCACACCTACTGCAATTTGTTGATGACCTTTCTGTAATGCACGTAAATCACCAATACAATCGCTTGCAGGGCCTTCACCGTACACATCACTACTTGAAACAGTCCAACGTCCGCAAATAACCTGAAAACTCATTAAGCCACTTTCGCGTAGCAATTTATTTGATGAACTTGGTTCATAGTAAATTGAAGCGAAAGGCATGTTTTTAGGTCCATACCCTTTTGCATCTACTCGTTCATAAATTGCATGGCAAACTTCAAACTCTTGTTCGTAGTTTTTATTTTCAAACGCACTCTTAATAGCATCCGAAACATTATCCAATCCAAAATATTTAACCATGTTGATAGAGGTTAATTTGAATTTGCGATAAACGCCGTTCGGTTTATTAAACTCGTCCGTTGTGATAGCAAACTCACCGAAAGTAAGCGGTATTAAATCCATGAGTTGAGCTTTTGAATTGCGACCATGTTCAGGAGCTAATGCTGCACCGATACCGAAAGCGCCTTCTTGCATGTAAATATGATGTACAGTTCGATAAACATTGCTTTTTGAAAAAGCAACATAACAAGCATCCTCAACAGCTTTAAGCCATTGACGAACTTCAATATCCTTTTGCAACGATTCATCTGCGGCTTGCAAGGTGAACCATTTACGACTTGGCGAACAAGTGCCCGATACCATACCCGCTGCAAGGGTTTTCAACGAGTCTTTACCAGTGTTATCAACAATTTTGGACCATGCAGTTCGGTCATGCTTTTCTTGGTCTTTAATCGTTTTGATGGCAGCAGGCAAAACGTGTAATGCTAATTCGGCACAATAATCGTCCATATCATTTACACGTAATTGCCAAACGGCATCAAACCGTTTTTTCAGCGCTCTGATATCGTCTTCAGTCATCTTAACCGCCTAATAAAGTTTTCTTGCCTAAGCGCAAATCTTCGTCACTCACACCTTGAGCATCGGTATAAAGCGTATTGGCGATACCACCAGACATTGAATTTTGTGCTTGTTGCACACGATCAATAGTCGCTGATGAATCAGGAGATTTAGAATCTTGGCGCGTTGGTTGTTTTGGGGGCGCAATGACTTGCGCCTTTGGTGCATCCATGCCGAGAAGATTGGTTACGCCGTCAAGAATATTTTTAACGCACATTGAGGGACTCCGTATAGATTTACCTTTTTCAACATTATGCGATTGACACATATAAAAGGCCCCGTTTCCTGTTGACACTACGCGTATGGGTCGTAATCACGTCTAGCAGCTGATGCATTGATCGCCTGCATAATGTGGCGTTTAGGCGTATCAATTTGCGCATTGATAATTGCTGAACCGTAATCGGGACTGCGGCCAATACGCTTAATAATTTCCTCTCGAGATTCCACTTTGATTTTGGTACCTTGCAACGCCCAACGTGGTGCAGTTAAGTCTGCTAAAAGCTTTGGTTCAGGGGGCAAAGCAACTGTGCTGCCGTATGCAGGGTCCAATGCTTCGCGGAATTGCCACCATAGTTGTGAACGTAGGTTGTAAAAACTAAGTTGACCTGAGCGGTCGAATGCAGTTGCAGCATTGCGGACGTCTACAGGCACAACGTGAATGCCTGATTGCTTTAAGAAATCGTATGTACTTGCGCCAACGCCGATGACATCGACATGAATGGGCGCATGGTCACGAACATGTGAGACAGCAAACGATGCGCTTGTTGGTCCGTCTGGTGAGTCTTTGCCCTCAAGTACGTTCGGGTTGTCATACCAATAACCGTAACGCGCAAAACCAATCGTGTTATCGCCGCCACCACGTGCAACGTCCAATCCGTAAGAATCCATTTTGAAATCGCCACGATGCAAAATGCGCATGTCTTCAAGTGGTTTCCAACGTGCTTGTGCTGCTTCAACCCATTCTGTAGGGATAACTTGCCAAGGGTCGTCTTCAATACCCGCTCCGAAATCGCCGTATAACATTTGTGACCTCAAAGGTTCAGGCAATGCTTGCAAGGTACTCATGTAGCCTGTTTCCATGTAGTACTTGTTGTCGGTCACACGTGCAGGAATGAACGTGCGTGAAGTTGGTTTAATGATGTGTTCAGGGGTAAAGTCTTTCGGGTCAAAGTCATAAACAATTTGCTCATCGACAATGACAAAAGGCTTATTGCTTTCAACTTCTTGTTCTTTGCCATTCACCATAGCGAACCAACGTAGTTCACCGGGCTGTGCAGGGTTCGGATAACCTTTCTTAATCCAAGGTGCAAAGAAATCAATTACCCATCTGCCTTCCGCAGTTGTCGGGGGGTTAAAGGTCAATAGGCATTTAGGTTTAATGGTCGGGTCACTGGTACGATTCCACCCCATAATGAAACGCGCTTGTGATTCACGAATTTCTGTAGCTTCATCAAGTGCCTTTAGATCATGCGCACGGCCTTGCCAACGCTTCTCATCACCTACGTTATCCAAGCCGCCAAACTCAATCAGACGACCTTTGCCCAAGTTCCAAAATGATTTTTGCGAGTTGTACCCGTTCTTGTGGCCTAGGATTTCTTCACCACGTTGTACAATACCGTCTGTTTGTGCCTTCTCTTTACGTACAACCAAGCTACGTTTATGTGATGTTAAACATGAGCCTATGACTAAGTCCGTCTTGCCCCCACCTGCTGCACCACCGAAGCCGATAACGTCAGCATCTGATGTGTAAGCAGCCATTTGCGGACCTTCAAGCGGGAACCACACAGGAGCGTTTGCAAGTATTCTGCTAATAACTGCGCGTTCATCTTCATCAAGCGAATTAATAAATTGCTCAATTTCCGATTCGCTCATATCCGCAATTAATGCAAGTAGCTCGTCATCATGGGCTTTTGTCATACATCCCCCAATCTTCAGCGCCGTACACAATGGTGTATCCCATTGCGCAAATGAACCAAACGTCTGAAAGGTCCTTATAGTGCTGATTGCCAAACAACTTAAAATAAAGACCGCTGACAAATATGAAAAACAGCCATGTGAAGTATGAAAATGCCTTTTTCTTGCTAATACATTTCATCTTGAGCATTAGCAGAGTTAATAAGCCTGAAACAATCGACATGAATGCAAGAGAAAGAATTACGGCAGCGATAAGCATGTTTCACCCCCAGATAATCCAGCCAACAAAGAGTCCTAGAGAAAATACAAAGGTCACGATGATTGCTAGCCAAAAATAAATGGCGCCCATAATGTCACGCATCGTCTTCCCCCTTATTTTTGGCCTTCGCCCTTTTCAACTTGGCAAGAAGGCTAAGCTGTGTACTTGCTGCTTTTGGATCGGTTAGCGGGTTTTCTGGGTCGTTGCCAAGTTCTACACGATCTTTGAACATGCCAATGTGCTGACCTGCTTTAATCAAAGCAGCGACTTGGTCATTCATTTTGATTTCTATGCCGTGCTGAGATTCTTTAATACCTGCATAAAGCAATTTGGCTTGGTCACTTACACGTGTCGTATCTGCGATATACGTATATCCAACGCCTTCGCCGCGGCATTCTGGGCAATCTGGATTAGGCGCTTTGAGACGATCAAAATCTAAACCGCCTTCACATTTTGGTTCAGGTGCATTCGTGTCGTGCGCGTGTTGAATTGCTCTTTTAAATTCGCCTACTGTCCATTGGTAGTTGAAATCAATGCCCCAACAGAATCTGCAATTAACACGTGTGTATCGCATCAATTCGTTAGGGTCAGCCGTTGCCATTTCCCATAAGCGATTTAATACCTTGTCTTGTGTGATCTTGTTGCGTTCTGCAAGTTCTTTTTCGCCTTCTTCAATGGCTTTTTTGACCTTATCATCTCTTAACAGGCGAGATGCCATCACAGCAGCTACATCTTCGTTCTTAACCTTGTATCCGGCACGTATGTAAGCTCGTGCTCCGTTACGATCAATTAGGTATTCATTGACAAATCTTTGTTGCCTTCCACGTAAAGCCATTAGAACACCTCCTTATAGCAGTACCCTGTGCAGATACGTCTGCACATCTCATGGGAAATTTCGTATTTATGTCCAAGTTGTCTATAAGACATGCCCGATTTATGTAGTTCTCGTATGTTTTTCACGTCATCCTCTGTCACTTTTGGTTCAGAGCTACGCTTTACCTTGTCTTTCACTACAAATTCAGGGAGAAAAGCCAAAACAGGCATGGGCGCGCTCCTCCAAGTCGTTAATTTCTGCGTTTTTGTCTTTGGAGTGACGTTAGTGACGTTATTTATTCTTTTTTCCTAAAAGTCCTATATATATAAATAGAAATTAAGGGAAAACTGCACTTTAAACGTCACTAACGTCACTTTTGACATTTGCCTACACCAACAAACACGCAGAAATTTGCGTATACGCAAAAAACTACGTGTTCAACCTCTACTGCTTACTACTTTCATCCGCAAATAATTCGGAATCAGGAGTTACGGAAACCCTAATACCCGCAAAAAGCCTTTTGCCGCCTGTACTACGGATTAACTGAAATCTGCTACTAAGCCGACGACCTAACGCCCTTGATGAAGGGATATAGCGCAATTCGTTACGTGCTTTTGCGTAAGTCTCCCAACTCACCCAAAGGTTTTGTGACGTTTCGCGATAGTCACCAAGCTCGCAGCATTCACTAATCCAGTCCTTCAAAAGGTCCATTTCATCGCGATATTCGTCACGTGCTTCTTTCGTCTTGTTCGGCTCGTTCAAGCCTTCTTGCTGATATTCAAGTGCCCCACGCACAAGCCAAGCTAAAACGCCTTCAAGTTCAGCCTGAAGTTTTTCAGATCGGTTCGGGTCTTTAACAAGGGACTTGTCAGCGTCATAATTTCTTTGGAAAGGAATCATCATTAAGCGACGCCAAATACCATGGTCACCGCCTTTAATGATTGGCTTATGGTTCGTTGGCATAACAACAGTCCACGTTGGCTTGAACTCCACAGAAACACGCGAATAAAGGCCGCGGGCCGTGATGGATTCACCGCCTGTCATGGACTTAACCAAGCCTTCTTTTAATTCCTTGTTTTCTTCCGGTTCACCGACATAGACAAAACGAGCACCGCGTAAGCGCAATAAATCCTCACGCGCACCGCCTGCATTACTTCGACCTTCACCTAAGAAAGTCTCAGCGGGCGTCATCTTGGCGTAATCACCAAGTGCTTTGAAAATGGTTGTGAGTACAGTTGATTTACCGTTTGAGCCATCACCGAACGGGATGACCATAAGGTTTTCCTTTGGATTTCCTAAAATCGCGTAACCCATTAAACGACGGAAAAAATTAGCCATTTCTTCATCGCCAAAAAAGGCATCAAGGACGGTCTTTTCAAATAAAGGGCATTTGGCTTTAGGGTTGTAATCCACACCAGTGCTATAAGTGATAAGCAATTCTTGATTAGGCTTAACCAATTCGCCATCACGCAAATTCACTGCGCCGTTTGCACAGCCCAGTAAATAAATATCACTGTCTAATTCTTTGATCGGAACCAATACACGCGGATCGGATTGAGCAAGCGTCACCATGTTTTTGACCATGAACGCTTTTTGAGACATAGCGCAGAATTGATAGAACTCGGCACGTTGTGCATCGTCATCAATCTTTTTGGCCTCATCGCCCATAGCCAAAACAGTTTGCTTTGCATACTGCTCGATGACCATATTCACGCACGATTCCCAATAAACGCCGTTCCATCGGTACCAGGTATTTGTTTCGGCAATAAACATAATTTCATTGCCGTAAGCGTCTAGCATTCGTGAAGCATTACCGAATTCAGTCATCGGGCGCTTTTGGGCATCATCAAGCGCAATTTGCACCTTGCGACCACCCATTGCGATATTCACTTCACGCGCTGAAATACTGATTTTGGTTAATTGCTTGAAGCGTTGGCGAAGAAGGCCCGAAAGTTCAGTGCGTAAGGCAAGATCAGTACCAGCCACCTTGCCTGCTTCTTTGGCTACTACTTGCAACAACTCTTGTTGGTCACGACAATCATTGATCTGATTTTTAATGTCAGCGAGAATCTGCCGTTTCTCTAATCTAAGTTTTGCTTGTTTAGATTCACGACCTGTTTTAAGTAACCAGTGCGCCGTAACGATTGTTGATCCATTACCGCTAAACGTACCCCAACGGTATTCGAGCTCTTCAAAGCTAACGTAATTCGATGCGGTAGAACTCCATTCATTCCATAGTTCGAGAGCAACGTCACTGCCGTCAAACTCATGATGTAAAGACATCCCCACACGCAACCAAGTGTCATAATCTTCATTGTCTATATGTTCTAAATATTTTTTTGCATCATCCAACGACCAACCGATTGTTGCCGTGGTCGTCATTAATAAATCTTCTTCATCCGCGAGTTCACTAGACGTCAAAGCACCAATACGTGACTTGCTGTTTTTAACACGCACGAAACCGTGTTCTTCAGCCATACGTTCAAATGCTTTTACCGCTTCTTCGACCTGTTCTTTAGTAATGGTCGGCAAAGCGTTAGCAGCAAATTCAGTCAGCCCACCGAAGAAATCAACCCACTCATACGGTTTACCCGTATCGGGGTGAACATGGTACGCGACGAATTGTTGACCGCGCCCAAGCACTTCGATACGATGTTTGTGTATTTCTTTAAAAGGTTTATCTACTTCGGCAGGATCGGCAAACCACGCCGAAGTTGATTTACCCCAATCAGAATCTTCAGCTCTATACACCAATAATATTTTTGGTGCGTTCCCGACACGCTCACAGCTCACACCTAAATTATCACGACACCATTCTGCAAACTGGTGTGATAAATCTGCATCAGTTACGTCGATATCAACTGCACAAATCGGGAAAGGTCCTTGACCCGTTAAAATGCCCACGCCTTGATTAGCAAAGCGCGGTATGTCACTTGCAGTAAGCCGAACGTTTTGCCATCCATCCATTACAGGACGTTTTAAACCTTGCTTGATCGGCACAATCATGTAGTGATGCGCAAGTAAGGTTTTTCCATGCTCCTTGAAATAACTCATACGTCACGCACCTCACAGAAAGGTGAAACGTGATGATCTAAGTTACTATCGTCACCCATGTCATCAATTTGTGGCGTGAGCTGAAGCACTGAGCCAACTTGTGCGCCAGTTAAAACCGTGTAGGTAAATTGGGGCGGTGTCTGACGTAGAATATTCTCGGAAAAGCCACAGCATATGCAGGTTTTGCCAATGCCATTTGAGTCATGCGCCCAAAAATGTTTTGAGCATTCTTTAGGGCCAAAAATATTGATCGGATTTGTCATATCAACGCCCCCATTCAACTGAATAAGAGTTTCGTAACGGTCGGTAGGTATCCGTGTTTGCAAGAGTTTGCTTACATTCACATGGAGCAAATCCGCAAGTACTGCAGATCGGGCGTGACAAGCTCTTTTCTTGTTCCAATGCCAAAATGAAAAGCAAACAGCTAACGGCATGCGCTAAATGCGATTCACCCGTTTCAGGGTCTAGTGTTTGCCCATCCCACCATGCATTTAGATGTCTATGAGCTGCATCGAAATAACGTGTTTCTGCATTGGCAACTTTGCGCCAGTTGTCTTCTGAATATTTACGCGCACCGAATTCAAGTACATTGATTACGGGCGCAAGCGAACCTTTTGGAATTAACGAAAAGCGCGGCTTTCCGTTATCAAATTTTTTACCGTCAGTCATTCTGCATTCTCCTCTTGTGTGAGGTCTTCGAAATACCCTTCTGTTACATAGCGTTCAGGGTAAAGAAGCTCTAACTCAGAGATTTCTTCGTTAAAAAACTTTGAAAGGTCTGCTGCCAGTTGTAAGGACGGCTTTTGATTGCCCTTTTCAATACGAGATAAATTCCCCGCGTCAGAACCAACAGCCGCCGCTACTTCCGCAAGGGAATAATTATTTTTCAGTCTGATTTGACGAAGCGGTGTAGACATTTTTAATTACCTTTCATCCTACAATTAGACTCATGTTGCATTAAACGCAACAATTTATCAAGACTTGTTGCGTTGAAATTTATTGCGTCAAACGCAAACTTAATAATAAAATTTCTCAACAATGCTAAATAGCGCACATTTGGAAAAACACATGAAGGCCGGACTAGGTAATGCAATTAAGCAGTTGAGAGCAGCTAAAAAGATGAGCCAACAAGACCTTGCAGATAAGTTAGGGGTCGATAAGGGCAATGTTTCCCGCTATGAATCTGGTAAACAATTTCCCGATATAGATAAGCTCGAAAAAATTGCTTCAGCTTTTAATGTGACAGTGTCAGCGCTATTTGAAATGGCTGAAGGTATTGAACAGCCTAACGTTACAGGCCTTCGCAAAAACAATAAGCTCCCTGTACTTTCTTGGGTACAAGCAGGTGTTTGGACAAATGCAGAAGCTGTTGATTTATCAGAAGTAACAGAATGGTTGCCTGCACCCGATGATGGTTGTGAAGATTGTTTCTATCTAAAAGTAAAGGGCGTTAGTAATGAGCCTGAATTTTTAGAAGGTGATTATATTTTAGTAGACCCATCTGTTTATTATGCCGATATGCAATCGGGCGATGTAATCGTTGTTCGTAAACATTCCGATGCAACTTTTAAGAAATTAATCATTGAATCTGACGGCTCAAGATACCTTCAAGCCATCAACCCAAACTTTGTTCCAAACATCATTCCCTTAGACGAAGATTGTATTTTTGTGGGTCAAGTTATCGATTCAGTACGCTATGTATATCGTGCAAAACGCCGTACAAGATTTAGTTAAAACTTTAATTCATTAATTTTCAATGACCTGCTTTAAAAGCAGGTTTTTTTATGCATATTTTTAAAAAGTTGCACTTGACGCAACTTAATGTTGTGAGTAACTTATCAATCATGTTGAGACAAACGCAACAAGTGAGATAAAAACCATGACAACAGATATTCATACATGGCGCAGCCTAATCTGCCAAGACCTTATCAAAGCGGGTTTAACAAACTCAAAAGATATCGTTGCACAAGCTTCAAACATCGAAGTTTATGTATTTGGTGATACCAAAACGGCAGAAGCAAAGCCAGAAATCAAAAACGCAGAAGTTAAAACTTCTAACCCTGCAAAAACTCAAACGGTTAAAGAAACCAAAGCAGAAAAGGTTGAAGAAGTACAAGAAACCAAATCTGAAACTGCACCAGTTGAAGAGCCAAAAGATGAAGTTGTTGAAGAAACAACTAAATCTGAAATCACTGAAAAAGAAGTGAAAGACGCTTGTTTAGCAGTAGCTAAAAAAGACCGTGCTGCACTTTTAAAAATCTTAAGTAATGTCGGCGTTACTACGGTTGCAACAATCCCTACGGATAAATACGCAGAAGTAATCGCAGCTTGTGAATCAGCACTTGCATAAGGAAATGCATATGAATACTCAAACCCATTTTTTAAATAAGCGAATCAAAGCCGTGTTTACAGTTGGTGAGTTAATTGGTTTTACCATTGCCCTGTTCATCATTATTGCCTTGGCAGTTGTAGCAGGCTTTACGGCAGCTCAATAAGGATTAAGTCATGACAGCACATGCAAAATTAAGTCCTTCTTCGGCTCACCGTTGGATGCGTTGTGCAGGTAGCGTAATTCTTGAGAAAGACCTACCTGACAGCAGCTCAGAGCATGCCGATCTAGGCACGGCTGCGCATTTCCTTGCTTCGGAATGCTTAGAGCAAGGTAAGAATGCAGCGGATTTTGAAGGCCACACAATTGTCATTATCAAAGGCAACGCCCTTTGGATTGATGAAGCCACAGAAAGCCCTGTTTCTAACTTCTTCACAGTAGAAGCAGAAATGGTTGAGAACGTCCAAATCTATTTAGATGCGGTGCGTTCCCAAGCTGAAGGCAACGAGTTGCTTGTAGAACAGCGTGTTGATTTTTCCGAGTTTGTAGGTGCAGAAGGTTCTTTCGGTACAAGCGATGCAGTTGTTCTAACCGAAACTGAAATTCAGGTCCACGACTTGAAATACGGTAAAGGCGTAAAGGTTGATGCTGAAGGCAACGAGCAACTTGCACTTTACGGTTTAGGTGCTTTGGCAACTTTCGGAATGTTCGGCGACTTTCAACAAGTACGAATGGTTATCCATCAACCACGCTTAGGCTATCAGTCTGAATCTGTATTAACAGTAGAAGAGCTTTACGACTTCGCACGTGATGCCAAGGCTTCTGTTTCTTACATTCATTCTTTAGAAGCGGGATTAGATGAAGGCGATATGGGCGCAATTGCTGACCTAGATGGCTCTTTTAATCCGGGTGAGAAACAGTGCCACTGGTGTAAAGCAAAAGCAACATGCCCTGCTTTACAAAAGCACTTGGTAGAAACCATTGCAGGCGAGTTTGAGGATTTAACCCAACTCGATTTGCAAGAAGAAATCACCAATGCAACGGCAAAAGTTCCAAGTTTAGAGAACGAACAACTTAGCCGAATGTATGCGGTTATCCCCCTTCTCGAAGGATGGATTAAAGCGGTCGATTCAACGGTTCACCAAAAGATGCATGCAGGTGAAGCAATACCCGGCTTCAAGATGGTTCAAGGCAAGAAAGGCAACCGCGCTTGGACCGATGCAGAAGAAGCAGAAAAACTGCTTAAGAGCATGCGCCTTAAAACCGAACAAATGTATGACCTGAAATTAATTAGTCCAACAAAGGCGGAAGCTCTCAAGAAAGACGAAGCTATCGGCCCGCGCCAATGGACAAAAATTGAAGCCCTTATTACTCAGGCGGACGGTAAACCTACTGTCGCACCTGAAAGCGACAAACGTCCCGCTTTGGACATGAAACCACAATTTGAAGATTTAACAGTATCGGAGTAATAACCATGAAAATTCGTTTAAACAATGTACGCCTTGCTTTCCCTGCTTTATTTGAAGCTAAAACTGTAAATGGCGAAGGCGACCCCGCTTTCTCTGCGTCTTTCATTCTTGCTAGCGATCATCCGCAGCTTGATGAAATCCGTAAGGCGATGGACAAAATGGGTGCTGAAAAATGGGGCGCTAAATGGCCTCAAGTTAAAAAAGAAATCGAAACCAAAGACCGTATGGCCCTACACGATGGTGACACTAAAGGCGATTACGAAGGTTATGCGGGTAACTACTTTATTTCAGCACGTAATAAAACCCGTCCAACAATTTTCGACCGTGACGGTAAAACACCGTTAGTCCAAGCAGACGGTCGACCTTACGCGGGTTGCTACGTGAATGCTGCGATTGAGCTTTGGTGTCAAGACAACAACTACGGCAAACGTATCAACGCATCGCTTCGCGGGGTGCAATTCCTGAAAGACGGTGAAGCGTTTGCAGGGGGTGGCGTAGCGTCTGAAGACGATTTCGAAGACTTAAGCGCAGATGAAGAAGGCGCGGACCCGTTATTCGCGTAAGTGGATGAGTGGCCAGTGCGTTAGGAGACCGACGCTAAATCGACAAGCCGTGAGTGTCGATACTGGAAATAACCACGGCCGTAAACGATTTTGCCCATGACTCGAAAGGCGTTTACCGCGGTCACTGCGATAGCGTGACTCGAATTTTTAAATCCTAAATGAGGAAAACAACAATGAATAATTTAACCGATGTACCTCAATTTCTTGGTGACCTAAAAAACGGTGTAGCTGAAAAGCAACTAGGTCTATTCCTTTCAACTGTAGCAGGTGCCGTAGTGACTCACGGCAAAGCAGGCAAAGTTACATTGGAATTAACCATTAACCAGATTTCTGACAGTAACCAAGTCGAAGTTGCCCACAAAATCAATTTCAAAGCCCCAACCGAAACGGGCGATAAAACCGAAAATGCTAGCGGCAAAACCCCTATGCATGTTCTTCAAGGCGGCAAGTTGTCTTTAATGCCTGAACGCGTCAAAGCCGAAGATTATCTAAACGGCTAATCCCTTTCCTACCAAACTTTATAAGGTAAATAACACATGGAACAACTAAACGTAGACAAAATCGCAGCGCTAGCAATTGCAGCACAAGGCAACTTACCTGTTCAGGTTGATAAAACCGCTTCAATTGCAATCGTACCTGAAGGTTTTAAGGTCCATAGCACAGAAAAATTTAATGCTTTGCGTGACCGTTTCCGCGGCACCTTCAACACAAGCAATATTGATTCGTTTGTTGAGTATGCAAAAGCACGTGGCGTCGCAGGCTTAAAAAATTTCATTAATACCCGTAGCACACTTAAAGCAGAAGCGTTTTTTAATATTGGTAACGAAGCCGACCCTGGTCATGCTGACGACACTGCCGTTTTAGTTTTAGATAAAAAGCCTGAATTTATTGCTTTTGAAACTGCCAATATTCGCCGTTATAACCAAGAAGATTTAATCGATCTGTTAGACGATTGGGCCGAGTTCATTACCCTTCAAGGTAAATCTACTGGTGAAGATGGGGCAACCTTAAATACCGTAATCCCATTCGATAAAGGCATTCGCGCATTACGCAAAGTAAAAATTGCTAAAAACGCGGAATTAAACAGCCATGTTGCTGAAATGGGATATCAACGCAGTGCTGCAGAAAGCCTAGAAGCTACAGGCATTGATGAAAACTTACCTACTGCAATCGTGTTGAACACTGAAAGCTACAAAGGCCTACCTATTGAAGCTATCACCATTTCCCTTCGTATTTCCGTAAATAACTCTGAACCTACATTTATTTTGCGTTTTGTAGGTAAAGACAACCACGACCAAAAACGTGCTGATCAATTTATCGAAATCCTGAAAGGAAAATTAGCCGAACTTCAAGGCGAATTCTACCAAGGTGTTTTCGAAGCATAACCCTAAAAGCATCTCGCATTTTGCGGGTTGCTTTGGAAAGTGAATGTATTGCTGACCCTCTGCGTTCACTTTACCAAAGCAAAATAGGAATTATAAAAATGGATGACATCCTTTGGCTTGACCTTGAGACATATTGCGAAGTGCCAATTAAAAACGGCACACACGCTTATGCAGAACAAGTTGAAATTACAGTATTTGCTTGGGCGTTAAATGAAGGCCCTGTTCATGTTGAAGACGTTGCATCAAATCCTTTATCAAATGAACTTTGCAAATTACTGAATGATCCAAATGTAAAACTTATCGCTCACAATTCGCATTTTGACCGTACCGTTTTACGCCATGCTTTACCAAAAATGGGCCTTGATATTGTTCTACCAATCGAACGTTGGGAAGACACAATGGTTCAAGCATTGAGCCATTCATTGCCCGGTTCGCTTGATTCACTTTGTGAAATTTTCAAGATCGATCAAGACAAGGCGAAGGACAAAGCAGGTAAACAACTTATTCAGCTTTTCTGCAAGCCCCGCCCTGCTAATCAAAAATTACGCCGCGCTACCCGTGAAACGCATCCGCTTGAATGGGCACGTTTTCTCGACTATGCCAAAAACGATATTTTGGCGATGCGCGAATTGCATAAACGCATTCCAAAGTGGAATTATCGTGGAGCTGAACTAGCACTTTGGCACCTTGACCAAAAAATTAATGACCGTGGCGTTTGCATTGACCTTGATCTTGTTGAATCTGCAATTGAAGCAGTAGACAAAGCGCAAAAAGGATTGGCAAAACGCACCGTTGCATTAACGGATGGTGAAGTACAGGCAGCTACCCAACGCGATGCAATGCTTAAGCATATTCTCGAAGCACATGGTGTTTCGCTGCCAGATATGCAGAAATCAACTTTAGAGCGCCGTATTAATGACGACTCTTTGCCACTTGCAGTTCGCGAATTGCTTGCCATCCGTTTACAGGCTTCAACTACCAGTACAGCAAAATACGCCGCGCTCGCTAAAGGTGTTAGCTCAGATGGTCGATTACGCGGAACTTTGCAATTTAACGGTGCATCACGCACAGGAAGATGGGCGGGCCGATTATTCCAACCGCAAAACCTACCCCGTCCTACGCTTAAGCAAGACGTAATTGATGAAGGCATTGAGACTTTAAAAATCGGCTGTGCGGATATGTTCTATGAAAATGTTATGGAACTAACAAGCTCAGCAATTCGCGGTTGTATCTGTGCGCCAGAAGGCAAAAAACTCGTTGTAGCCGATCTATCAAACATTGAAGGCCGCGCCCTAGCTTGGCTTGCGGGTGAAACATGGAAACTCAAAGCGTTCTATGACTTTGATGCAGGCGAAGGCCATGACCTTTATAAATTGGCTTATGCAAAATCGTTTGGTGTATCACCTGAAGACGTAGACAAAGAACAACGCCAAGTCGGTAAGGTTCAGGAATTGGCTTTAGGTTATGAAGGCGGTGTAGGCGCATTTTTAACGTTCGCAGCTGCATACGGCTTAGACCTAGACGACATGGCCGCACAAGCTTTTGACAGCATTGACCCAAGCATAATGAATGAAGCAATCCGCGCTTGGGAATGGCACAAGAAAGAAAAGCGCACCACTTTCGGTTTAAAGAAAAACACATGGTTAGTGTGTGATTCGTTCAAACGCTCATGGCGTTATGCGCATCCAAATATTAGTGCATGGTGGAATGAGCTTCGCGTGGCAGCAATTAATGCCATTAACAACCCCGATAAGCCCTTTCCATGTCGCAAAGTTATTTTCATTAAAAAAGGCTCTTGGCTTTATATCAAATTGCCAAGCGGTCGCTTCCTTTGTTATCCGGGCGCAAAAGCGGATGACAACAGAATTTCTTATATGGGCAATAACCAATATACACGTAAATGGGAACGCCTTTACACCTATGGCGGCAAGTTTGCCGAGAACATTACGCAAGCTGTTGCCCGTGATGTTCTCGGCCACAACATGCCTTTAATCGACAGTTCAGGATACGAAATTGATTTAACTGTACACGATGAAGTGATTACAGAAGCCGATGACGTACCGGAATACAACCACGAACATTTATCAAGCCTGCTTGCTACCAATCCCGAATGGGCACTTGATTTGCCTTTAGCGGCAGCGGGCTTTGAGTCATATCGCTATAAGAAGGACTAAAACGATGGAAAACATCAAAATTGAAATTCCAATGCAGGTATTGGATGCAGCAACAATTTGCACAGCTATTAAAGACATACGTTTTTATTTAAATGGCGTGGCTATTAATAAAGGGCATGTTGTTTCTACCGATGGTCACAGAGCATTTGCATGCAAGATCGACGGTTTAAATGAAGAAATCAACTTCATTATTCCAACTGAAGCTGTAAAAGCCTTTATTAAAAAAGTACCAAGTAAAAACCGTAAGGGGCATTGCACCATCGTAATTGATCGTAGTACACAGCACGGAAAAATTTCAAACTTTCCTCTACAAGTGCATGAGCTTTTCATTCCTATTGATGGGAAATTCCCTGATTGGCAACGTATTTATCCAAAAGAAGTACCTTTCGAGTACCAAGGACGCTATCCGACTTTCAATTGGTCCTATTTGGCTGATTTCCAAAAGATTCATAAAGCACTTGGTGGTAATGGCATAAACGTTTTATTGCGTCCACAGTCTGCAAATCAAGCTGCTTTAGTAGATTTTGACGGCACTTTATTCGACCAACATGCCAAGGGCGTAGTTATGCCTTTACGGGCGTAAATATGCGCGAATCAGTAATTGAAAAATACCTTGTGGACAAGGTCAAAGCCCTAGGGGGTGAAGTCCGCAAGGTTAAATGGATTAGCCGCAACTCTGCGCCCGACCGTCTAGTAATGCTACCAGACAATACTTTTTGGGCAGAGCTAAAGGCACCAAAGGAAAAGCCAACCGCAGCCCAAGCACGTGAACATGAACGCATGCGCAAGATGGGCCAACGAGTTGAAGTTATAGACAGCATAGAGCGAATTGAGGAGTTACTAAGATGACAGAGAAAATTTGTTCATTTGAGAATTGTAATAGCCCGATTAGATGCAAAGGTGTCTGCAATAAGCACTATCACACCATCAAACAGTTAGAAAAGCGAAAGCCATGTGCATGCGGTTGTGGTGAAATGACTTCATACACTTACAAGCACGGGCATCACACTCGGATGTTTTCATCTGAAGAACAATCCCGCCGTGGGCAAATGAACGATGGCTCCGCGCTCCGAGGAACTGGACAGAATAGGGCCTATCGCAAATTTAGACAACGTCATGAACACAGAGTTATTGCAGAAAAGAAAATAGGCAGAGCCTTAGCAAAGGGTGAAATCGTCCACCACATTAATGGTAACAAGTTTGATAATCGTCCTGAAAATTTAGAGGTTATGACCCAAAGCGAACACATTAAGCACCATTTACCAAAAATGTTGGAGGCAAGAAAAAATGCCTCTTAAAGTTGTTTTTAAACCATACCAATACGACATTATCAATCACATTCTTGATAATGAACGGTGCGCTGTATTCGCTGGCATGGGGCTAGGCAAAACCCTTTCTACCCTCACCGCTTTAGAAATTCTCGAATTGTTTGAGCCGGGGCCGACTCTCGTTGTTGCACCTTTGCGAGTTGCTGCAACCACATGGCCTGATGAAGCTAAAAAATGGGAACACCTGCAAGATTATAAAGTTGTTGCTGTAGTTGGTTCGCCTGAAGACCGTGTACGTGCGTTAAAACAAAAAGCGAATGCGTATGCAATTAACTATGAAAATTTACCATGGTTAATTGATTTTCTAGGCAGCAAATGGCCCTTTACAAAAGTGGTAGCTGATGAAAGCACAAAGCTAAAAGGTTTCCGTTTAAGACAAGGTTCAGTACGCGCACGTGCCTTAGGTAAAGTTGCACATACTCGAGTCAAACGATTCATTGAATTGACGGGAACGCCTGCACCCAATGGGCTTAAAGACCTTTGGGGTCAACTATGGTTCATTGATCGTGGCCAAAGATTAGGCACAAGTTTCAGCGCTTTTACAGATCGTTGGTTCCAACAAATACAAGTGGGTGTAGATCGTAACGCCGTTAACCTTGTGCCGTTTGATCATAGTCAAGGTGAAATTCAAGCGCGAATTAAAGACGTGTGCTTGAGCATTGAAGCTAAAGACTACTTTGATATTAAAGAACCGATCGTTTACCCGATTGAAGTAGAGCTTACAGGCAAAGCCCGCAAGACCTATGAAGAAATGGAAAAGGAAATGTTCATTGAACTAGCTGAAACGGTAGAAGTTGAAGCATTCAATGCTGCATCAAAAACAATGAAGTGTTTGCAGATTGCAAGCGGTTCTATTTATACCGATGAAAACGGTACTTGGCACCCAATCCATGATTTAAAAATTCAGGCACTTGAATCGGTAATTGAAGAAGCTGCGGGCATGCCTGTGTTGGTTGCTTACCATTTTAAAAGCGACCTTGAACGTTTGTTAAAGGCTTTTCCAAAAGGTCGCCATTTAGATAAAGACCCGCAAACGATTCACGATTGGAACGCGGGCAAAATCCCTGTGTTATTTGCTCACCCTGCAAGCGCAGGTCACGGGCTTAATTTACAGGACGGTGGAAACATCCTTGTGTTCTTTTCTCACTGGTGGGATTTAGAACAGTACCAACAAATTATCGAACGTATTGGGCCAACACGCCAAGCGCAAGCAGGTTATGACCGCCCTGTTTACATCTATCACATCATTGCGAAAAACACGATGGATGAAATTGTTATGGAACGCCGTGAGTCTAAACGCGAAGTACAAGATTTATTAATGGAGGCTATGAAAAAGCGATGCGAAGTTTAATTGAAAAAGACACCGACGATTTACCCGAAGAAATTTTAATTAGCATTGGAGAAGTAGCATGACAGAAGTTAAGTTTGTTTCTATGCCTGCGACTGAATTAGCGCAGTTGATGGAGAAAGCTTGTGAAAATGCGGTATCCAAAGTATTAGCAGCCCAAGGCGATGAGCTGCTTAACATTACGCAATTATGTGAACGTATACCGGGCCTATCCTACCATTCATTTAAAAAGCTAGCCAAAGAGCATAAATTCAAAGATATTAAAGGCCGTTATTCGCTTACGGCTGTGAAAGCCGCGCTGCAATCTCACTAG